CCCGAGGGCGGTACTCCGTAGGCTACAAACAGACTACGAGTACTGGGCACGGACTTGCTACACGATCCGGGACAAGAACGGCGACCTAACGAAGCTGCACCTTAACCGAGCACAGGTGCTCGTAAACGCCGCTGAGAAGCGTGGAATGGACGAGGTGGGCAGGGCTAGGCTTTTCGTTCTCAAGGGTCGCCAGGGGGGCATTACGACCGACCAGCAGGGTCGCAACCTGCATGCTATCTGGAGGCCCGGGCAATACGTACAAACGCTCGCCAGCAACACGCCCTTGACTGACAAGATATTCCAGATCACGCGGCGTGCGATCAAGAACTTCCCCGCAGGCTTGTTGCCCAAGATGGGTACAGCCAAGACCCGGGAGATCTCCTTTCCGGACCTCGATAGCGCGTTCTGGACGGGTACCGCTGGGTCGTCGCGTATCGGCGCCGGCCTGACGCTCACTCGTTTCCATGGCTCGGAGGCCGCATTCTGGCCGGACTTCAAGAACACGATCGCGTCTTTGTCCCCAGCTATGCGGCCCAAGGGTTCTGCGGTGGTGCTAGAGACCACCGCATCGAACCACGGCGACGAGGCATACGAGTTCTGGAAAGAGTGCGGCAACAACGGTTACGAGGGCGTGTTCATCCCGTGGTGGGACTGCGACCTGGAGCACTACCGGACAGAGGTGGTCGATCGCGACGAGGTGGGCAAGCTGGAGCCTGACGAGAAGCGACTCATGGAGATACACGGCCTAGACCTCGCACAGATCCAGTGGAGGAGAGAGAAGATGCGGGCCATGGGCCGTAGCCTGTTCCTCCAAGAATACGCAGAGGATCCAGAAACCTGCTGGATACTGTCCGGAGACCTGTTCTTTGACGGCGACGTACTGAGCCGGCTGATGGAGATGTCGACACCACCAGCTACCAGCCAGCGTGTGTGGACGAATCGCTGGACCGGCGAGGTGGAAGTCTACCAGCACTGGGACGGCGTGGAGCGGGTCGTGTTCGGAGTGGATACCGCAGAGGGCGGCGGCAAGGACTCCAGCACCTACGTTGCCCGTGGCGCGAAGTCGGGCAAGCTCTACGAGACCTTCAAGGACTCCAAGATAGAACCCAAGGAACTCGCCACGTTGCTCAACCAACGTGGCAGGTACTACGGGCGTGCGTTCCAGGTGATTGAGAAGCAGGCACACGGTATCACCGTGCTACGCGAGCTAAGGGACACTCATAAATACCCACTGTCGCGTATCTACCACAGGCAGGTGACGGACCAAGCCACGAAGAAGCCAACCCTGAAGATGGGCTGGTCTACCGTGAGCGGCCTGTACAGTGACACCAAGCGCTTGATGCTAGATGCAGCGAGAGATATTTTCTGGTCTGCTCTTGATGGAACGTATGGTGTACCTTGTAGAGAGGCGATAACCGACGCATTCTCCGTGACCCGGGACGACAAGGGCGATGTAAGCCTGAATGGCAAGGATCTATTGGTCGCAGAAATGCTTGCTTGGATCGGACGGTCGCACGTCGGTGGCTCCTACAGAGGTTTCACAACCGCTATATAATGGCTGACACAGATTTCAGTGGGGAAGCACCCGCAGCGAACGGCCCCCAAAAAAGTGGTTTCAATCCAACTAACGAACACCCTATCTATATGCACCGAAAGGAAGGGTGGGAGACAACCAGGGACGTGTATCTCTCTGCGGACGGTGTTGGAAGGGATCCGGAGAAATACATTCCGCGGCGAGTCATTGGTGAAGCCGCCGAGAACTACGAAGAACGCATAACGCTCGCTCACTACTCTGGGCTGCTTGGTGCACTGGTGGATGCCCTCGTTGGCCTTTGGGCGCGGAAGCCCCCGGAGGTGGACGACTGGGGTTCCATGGGCACGCGGGACAACGCCGGGATCTTAGCACCCAAATCCGTTGCCGGCAGAATTGTCCTGGACTCAGACCGTGAGGGCACCACCTGGTCGAATCACCGCAGGGCGTCGGCTACGTGGATGATGGTGTACCAGACCATGTACTCACTGGTTGACACGAACAAGCCTGCCGTACAAATGACGGTAGCAGAGGGCAGAGCGATGGGCACCCGCCCGTTCGTGAAACGCATCTCGCCACTTAGCGTGCTGGACTGGGTTGAGAAAGACGGTCGCAAGGTCGACGTTGTGATTAAGGAGTCGGTTGACGCGAGAGATTCACTAAATGGCGGCGAAGGAGTGCTGCTAGAAAAGTATCTGCGCCTAACCCCCGGTGGATGGCGTCGGTACGAAATGAACAAGAATGGCAAGGCTGATGTGGTTGGGTCTCAGGCTTACGCCTACTACACGCCTGCTGGTGTTCGCCGTATCCCGTTGGTGGAGAAGAAGTTACCCCTGCCGAGATACGCCGCCCACAACTTGGCCTTGATCGTGCTTGCGATCATCAATCACGACAGCCATCTCGACTCGCTTATGCGGGCCGGCGCGTTGGGCCAGTTCTTGGCAGTACAGGGTGACGACGAAGAGGTGCGCCAGAACATCAAGCTAGGTGAGAAGGTGTTGCCATATCCACCCACCATGTCTGCGCCTGAGTTCAAGTCGTACCTGATGGACGCTGCGGCACCGCTAGAGAAGCGCATCGAGATGCTGGGTGAAGGGTTCTGGAAAGCTGCGATGTACGAGTTCTCCGACAGCCCGGTAGAGAAGACAGCGACAGAGATCGAGTCGCAGTGGGCTTCTGGCATCGGCGCATTCTTATCGTTGCTCTCTGGTGCCATGCAGCAAGCAGAGAACGAAGAGAAGTGGCTTCTGTATCAGTCGGTGAACCCATTCGGATCCCCGCTGGCAGCACAGAACGCCTCTGGCTTCGGCATCACTCAGTTTGCAGAAAGCTTCCGCGTCGAGGATGTGATCGGAGAGCTTACCAGGATCCGGGACTTGCTGTTCGGTATGGGAGAAGGGGTTCCGTTGGGGTCGGCGTTGAAGGCCAGGGTCGCGGAAGAGATGATGAGCAAGCTCAACACGCACTCAGGGATCCTTGCTAAAGCAGCAGATCTGAACATCCGAGCCTCTATCGAAGAGGCCGTAGACGTGGAGGGCCAGGCGCAAGAACGTGATGACCGCGCCGTTGAAGCGATTATGAATGAGCCTACCCAACCTGAAGAAGATTAGGGCAGAAGAAGCCGCAGCCCTAGCCTTACTGATCGAAGTAGAGATAGCCCGCGCCCGACGCCGGTTGCTCGTGAAGTACGACGCACGGTCGGTAGAACGTATCTTCGACGATGTGCAGCGTTCTCTGGAGCGCGGCCTGCGTATGGGCATCACGAACACGGTTTTGCGTGTGCGTGGCATGATCGACGAGGCAGTCGCCCGTCAGAACAAGGACAGCTTCCCGTACTTGCTTCCGCCCGCAGACACCCAAGCCAAAGAGATTCTTGGTGCCAGTCTGCTCACCTTCATGTCGATGCGGAACTGGTTGCTGCGAGCGAAAGAAACACTGCACCGCTTGATTCTGCTCGACGAGAAAAGTGCGGGCATCACGCTGCTGGAAGGCCGGCCGGCGCTGTCCAAGCAACTGCCGAAATCAGACATGACGGACGTAAGGGCCTTGACAAAAAGGGTCCGCGGCCTGGGCACATCGGCAGTCGTCAACACCGCGCATACGGTGCACAGGGACGCACTCGTTGCAGCACCGCAGGTATTGGCTGTCCGGTGGCGGCTCAACTCAGTGCGAGGCCAGCCCAAGTATAGGCCGGATGAATGCGACATCCTAGCCACGCAAGACTTCTACGGATTGGGCGGGGGCATCTACCCCGCGAACAAGGTACCGAACTTGCCTCATTTGAACGATCGGTGCTGGCTGCAAGCTGTGACGCGAGCGTTCTCTAAGTTCGGTGAGCCCAAACCCTCCCCAGGCCTGATGCTGATGTTCCCGACGACCGAAGGAGTAGAGTCGCTTGGCCCTGGTATGCAGATGCGTGCGAGGCGCCGAGCTATGCGTGTGGTACTGGCAGCGCACACCGGGTAACGTTACTCCACAGCCCGTCCTCCTCCACTCCTCTCCCGGGCTGCGTGGTACAGCCCCGTATGGTCCCCTCCACCGTGCGGGGCTTTTCCGTACCCTAAGATTTCCCGAAATCGCGCACATAGTGTATCCTGCGTTCACGCCCACCTGGGCGGTTACAGGTTGACGACTCACCTTTATCGAGTACGGAAGATGACTGAAGAATTGATCGCTGACGGCGGCGACGAAGCGAAGCCGGATAGAGTATTTACGCAGGAGCAGTTGGAAGGAATCATCAACGACCGGATGAAGCGGGCTGAGAAGTCCATTTTAGCCAAAGCGGAAGCACAGCTTCTGGTTGACGAGACCTTCAGGGATCGCGCTCTAAGTTCATGGGACGTGAAGCCTGCCGGCGAGGACACTAAGCTGGACGACGCAAAGGTTCAGGAACTGTACGCTGCATGGGAAGGCAAGCATGTCGTCCCCCTTCAGACAGAACTGGGCTCCACCAAAGAGACGGTGAGTCACCTGCGTAGCAAGCAGCTTGAAGCGGAGATCTTGGCATCCGCAGCACCTTGGGCAGAAGAAGCGTTGCTCAAGATGCAAGCCAAGGGACACTCGGCATTGTTCAATATGGTCGGCTCAGAGTTTGAGATGGACCCTGAAAGTCACGAGTGGCGTGTGATTGGTGCGAACGGTGAGTATCGCCCTTCGCCAGACGGACAGTCTTTGTATATGTCTGTGCCTGAATACCTGAATGATTGGCGTGCGGATCCGGTGAATGCACCGTTTGTTCGCGACATGATGCAGGGTGGGGCCGACTTTGACGGAGCGTCAAAGGAAGGGGGCAGAAAGGTGTACACACAGTCTGAACACAGCAAACTCGTCGCTGACGAGAACTACTACGCCGTACATAGGGACGAACTTACCGCAGCCGTGCGCGAGGGTCGTGTCCGCAAATAACTCCATTGACAGCACGGCTTAACACCAGGTAGAAAAACATGCTTGCAGGTCAACAGTACGATGGCTTTAAGCCGGAACTCTGGAGCGCCGAACTCAACTTCAGTCTGAAAAAGTCTATGGTAGGTGGTTCGTTGGTGAACCGCAGCTATGAAGGCGAGATTCAGGCCATGGGTGATACGGTACATATCCTTGAGCCGGGAGCCGTGACGGCGAACGCGTACACCGCGTACTCAGACATCACGTTTGAGCAACCCTCCGAAACAGACCGTACCCTCATTATCACTGAGGCTTTCTATACCGCTGTTGATGTCGACGACATTGACGAGGCGCAGGCCAACGTAAGCCTGATGCAGGCTCACATGGGTGAGGCTTCTTACGCGCTCGCGGATAAGCAGGATCAGTTCATCTTTGCATCTGCTGCCGCTGCCAACTCTGGCGTTGCGTCAGATCAAGCGAACCCGGTATCGCTCACGCGTGCCAACATCTACGCACGTTGCGTGGACGCTGCGTTCGTGCTCGACAAGCAGAACGTAAGGAAGAATGGCCGCTGGGCGGCTGTCTCTCCGAGCGAGTATGCGTTGCTCCTCCAGGCGCCTGAGTTCGTGCCTAATGGCGACACGGCCGCAACGCCGCTGTACGCTGGTGGTGGAACGTCCGACTCCGCTCGCGTGGTTGCGACGGGGCAGGTGGGTTCGGTTGCAGGGTTTACGGTCTTTGAGACTAACAACCTGACGACCAACTCTGGCGTTCGGAAAGTTATGTTCGGCACCACGCAGGCGATTACGTTCGCTTCGCAGATTGCCAAGGTCGAAGCTGTCCGGCGCGAGGCCCGCTTTGCGGACGCCGTGAAGGCACTCGATGTGTACGGGAAGAAAGAGATTCGTCCCGAAGCGCTGGCTACGTTGAACGTCAGCTAAGAAGCAGCACGGGGGGTGGGTTGATAGCCCGCCCCCCATTTCTTCATAAAACAGAGGGGGAGAAGTGAGCGATTTTTCACTAGAGGATCTGGCGAACATGTCGCCGGAGGACCAGGCCAAGACTCGTGAGTCGTTGGCCATGTTGCTCAAGGGCCTTGATTCAAAGCGAGCAGACCGTCGTGACAACGAACAGGTCTGGGTCCTGTCTCTTATAC